CAGTTTTTTTAAACGCGAACTTTACAACCAGTATCACCGGCTCTGACGACACCGGCCTATCTTACGGAATGTTAGCTATTAGCACACTGGCTACTACTAACACGCTTAATGTAAGGTTAATGGGCTGGACGGAAGACGCGGCCAATGAAGATTTTTCTGCGGCAGGAATTGGTGCAATCGTTCGGATAAACAACCACTTCAATGCGCCTACGGGCTCTATTGCGGCTGGTACTGTTTCGACTACTGGATTATAAGGGAGACACATTATGGCAATTTCTCGCGCACAATTAGCGGCTGAACTAGAGCCGGGGTTAAACGCTTTGTTTGGCCTTGAGTATCAACGCTACGAAAACGAGCATTCTGAAATCTTTGAAGAAGAGTCTTCGGACAGAGCTTTTGAAGAAGAGGTTATGTTAGGAGGTTTCTCAACGGCACCTGTTAAAAATGAAGGACAGTCCATCAGTTTTGACGACGCTCAAGAAACTTACACGGCTAGGTATGTCGCACAAACTATCGCACTTGCTTTTAGCATTACCGAAGAAGCAATTGAAGATAACCTATATGATCGGCTTGCATCGCGATACACCAAGGCCCTTGCCCGCTCCATGGCACAGACTAAGCAAATTAAAGCAGCATCTATCCTGAACAATGCGTTCTCGGCAGGTGTTAATGCAATTGGCGATGGTGTAGCACTTTGTTCCGCATCTCACCCGTCTCTTTCGGGCACTCAATCAAACGTCTTGTCAACTGCTGCTGACCTCAACGAAACTTCGTTGGAGCAGATGTTGATTGACGTTGCTGGTATGACGGATGAGCGTGGTCTGAAGATCGCTGTTCGCGGCATGAAGCTCCTTATTCCTAAAGAGCTTCAGTTTATCGCAGAGCGAGTTATGAACTCGAACCTGCGTCCGGGCACTGCGGATAACGACAACAATGCAGTAAAGTCTATGGGAATGCTTCCAGACGGTGCGGTGGTAAATCACTTCCTCACTGATACGGACGCCTTCTTTATTAAGACTGATGCGCCTAACGGCTTCAAATACTTTAACCGTTCGCCTATTAAAACGGCAATGGAAGGAGATTTTGATACCGGTAACATGCGCTTTAAGGCTAGAGAACGGTACTCTTTCGGGGTTTCTGATTGGAGGACTTGTTTCGGTACGCCTGGCGCTGCGTAACCCAGAGGTAAAGTGTTGTATTAAAAAGGGAGCTTCGGCTCCCTTTTTTTATGAATATTGACAGTTAACGCCACTGCATGTTATGGTATGTTTGACTTAATCGGGGAATTATCCGGTGAATCTGACAGTCCCGACTGACGATATGCAGACAGATTTTCCGTAACTTGCATATGAGGACAATCAAATGGCAAACACAACTTTTAATGGACCAGTTCGGTCGGAAGGCGGTTTTGAGCAAATAACCAAAACTGCTGTTACCGGGGCTGTTACAAACAATTTTGACGTAGACTCAAGCGGCAACGTGTCTGGCACAGGCACCCTGAAGCTAACCGGAGCGGCTAATATCCTTGCCGACTACGAGTCGATCACAGCAGCAACAAAAACAATTACTTCGGCGGATTCAGGCACTACTTTTGGCTTTAACCGCGCCGCTGGAATCGTCGTAACACTGCCAACTCCAGCCGCTGGGGTTAATTACCAATTCCTGGTCGAAACCACTTTTACAGGGGTCGGCCAAATTAAGACTGCCACCACCGACGGAACCGATGGGTTTCTTGGAACCGCTTTTTTGTTTGACACAGGTCAGATTGGAGAAACAGATAACTTTCACCCAGCAGCCTCGAACGACATTATCGACTTAGGCGCTGTCGAGCAAGGCTGGCTAACAGGCGGGTTTATCCGGCTGATGGGCGTAAACACCACGACCTGGTTTGTTGAGGCCTTCCTGATGGGTGACGGCACATTGGCTACTCCGTTTGTTGATAGCTAGTAGCTGATTAATCCTGGGTGGGGCTTCGGCCCCGTCCAATTACGCATACGGGAGAAAGACAATGGCTAGTTCAGATGTAATCGCAGTTACAATTACTGCCGATACAGTGGCCTTAGACGCAGATGGTATATCAGTAGCCGCCGCTGTTGGAAACAATGCAGCCCTTGTAATAGGGGGGGCGTTAGCTTCTGGAGGTGCTGTTGCGCTTAGTCACGGAAGGTTAGTGACTATCCTATCTGCGGGTAATGACGCTGCGAAATCTTTTACGGTGACGGGTACTGATGTGAACGGTGACGCTCAAACTGAGTCAATCACTGGAGCTAATGCGGGAACCGCTACTGGAAGTAAATACTTTTTAACTATTTCTGGTATTTCAGCGGTCGGCAATCCCGCTGGAAATGTTTCAGCAGGAGTAAACGGTTCCGCCGCAGATGTGATATTTGCAGGTAGAAGTCGATTAAAAGGTATTTATCTAACAAGTACAGCTACGGCGGGAACTGTTGATTTTTTAAATACTTCTCCGTCTGGAACAAGTATTATGGGGTTAAGTTCTGTAGGCGATGCTGATGCAACACGCGATGTAGTAATTCCCGAAGAAGGCGTAGTATTTAGTGCTGGGATATACATCCAATATACTGTGTCTACATTTTTAACACTCACAGTATTTCATGCATAATAACTAACAAGGCGAAGATTGGCGTTGGAAGCCTTTAACCTAATTTCTGAACTAGGTATACCTATTGCCAGTGGTCTTATCATGGGCTATTTTATTTTTTTAGTCATGAAGCAGCTTATGGGCGGGTTAGTGAGTGAAATTAATACCATACAAGGCATTACAAAAATGCTTATCACCAGAGCCTCGATTATGAACAACGACATGATCCGCATAGATACCTCTGTCTCTAGAGCACTAAATATTTCACCAGATTTACAGCGAATTGCCAGAGCAGAGAATTTCGTCGAAGATGGGAAGATAGACGCAAGGCGGGATTAGTGGACATAGCACAACTGGTTGCAGAGTTTGGCTTTCCGGTAATCATGGTAGTTGGTCTTGGGTATTTCGTTTATTTCGTGTGGCAAACGATTACCACTATAATTGATCCTGCTGTACAGGACATGAAAACCACCATTATACGGCTAACCGACCAGCTTAGATTATTAGATCAGGACATGATAAGATTGCAAGAGAAGGTCAACACGGTGCTGGGGGTGCGCGGTCAGAATGAGGAAGAAAAGAAAAATAAAGGGGTGGAGTAAAGCTGCAACAGTCACCGCTATATATGCTGTGCTTTTCTCACCAATAGCTTTCCCAGACGCTATTACGCATAAGTTTAAATCACCCTCTTTTAGCGGAATTGGCGCTTCAAGTCATTATTTAACCATAGAAAATCAAGAATTTAATAGAGAAGCGTCTATTAAAGAAGAAATTGAAGCATTGCAGGAAGAAATTGAAAGAGATAAGAACAATACCACACTCGCCAGATTTATTCGTAATCTCGAATCTCGTGTATACGCGCAGTTATCCAGGCAGTTAGTCGATAACCTGTTTGGCGAAACGCCAAGCACACACGGTGAAATAGAGCTAGAAGGAAATACAATTACCTACACCAGCAATGGTGATTTTATAACTTTAATGATAATTGACCCAGATGGAAATACGACTGAAATTACTTTGCCTATCGGCTCTTTTACTTTCTAGTTGCTCAATATTTGATCAATTTGAAGATACCTATAGCCGAAGGTTTGAAGAAAACAATGTAGTAAAAATAGAGGAACTTCAGTCCAAGGCCTTGCTTGGTGTTCAGGCTCCCGCAGTAATGCCTATTGTTGCTGTTTATCCCAATTCTTTTACAGACCAGACAGGTCAGCGCAAAAGTAACTCAGAATTTGCTTTGTTTTCCACAGCATTGACCCAACAACCTTCTTCCCTTCTGATTAGAGCATTAAAACACGCCAGTCACGGGAAGTTTTTTAGAGTCGTGGAGCGCGTGGGGTTGGATAACCTTACTAAAGAGAGGCAGTTGATCCGGTCAGCGCGTGAACAGTTTCAGAGTGATGAGGGCAAAAAAGCCTTGATGCCACTGCTATTTGCCGGAGTATTGCTTGAAGGCGCGGTAATAGCGTATGATAGTAATTTGACTACGGGTGGAATTGGTGCTAGGTACTTCGGAATAGGAAGAAGCATCCAGTACCGAGAAGATAACGTGACCGTATCGTTACGGATGGTGTCGGTTGCTACGGGTGAAATTCTTGTAGAAGTGTTGAGCCAGAAAACCATCTTTAGTTATGGTCAATCCGAAGATGTTTTTAAGTTTATAGAGCGAGGAAGGGATCTCATTGAAATAGAATTAGGAAATTCTCGCAACGAGTCAACGACCGTTTCTTTAATAATCGCCATTGAGGGAGCAGTCTTAGAATTGATAAATATCGGCTACGATAGAGGGTTTTGGACACATGAAGAAATTAATTAATTTATTTTGTGTAATCATGCTTTGCGGTAACACCCACGCTGCGGATAATGAAATTTTTGTTGACCAGTCCGGCGCAACGGCAAATATAGACCTAGAACAATTAGGTCAATCCAATATTATTGGTGGCACAGACGCTGTTGCGGGAACACCGACTGCATTTGATCTTGATGGTGGCACAATGACACTTGATATAAACCAGATTGGCGATACCAACATCTTTCTAGGTGATATTTGGGCTGATTCTTTTACGGGATTTTATGAGTTCACGGGTGACACTAACACCTTTACCATTCAGGTAGACCCCACGAATACATACGGTGCGGATAGTTCTGACCAAAATATAGAGGTATCCGGTAGCGGTAATACTGTGGTATTAAATCAGGCTGTCAGTGCGTTAGCGGCAACGCTTGATCTGGACTGGATAATCCAAGGATCTAACAACACTTTAACGTCTAATATTGACATAGACGGCGCTACAAACTATGTGGATATTGATGGCTCAGACAACACGCTGACCTATGATGGCGATGGGGTAACTGCATCTGCGGGTGGCTATTTTTACCTCGACCATACAGGAAGTTCCAGAACGTTCACTGTAGACCAACAAAGCACATTAAATAATGACTGGCTTAAAATTATTAGCATTGGTAGCAATGGTACTGTGTGTGTCGTTCAAGACGACCAAGGTACTAGCACAAGCTGTTGATATTGGCGGTGTGACAGAGCTAAACGGCACAGCGCAGGTAGTTCGTGACCAACCGTATAATGCGGCGGTGAACTTTGCTATACAGAGCAATGACGAAGCCATTACAACTAATGGCAGAATGGCTATTACTTTTCTTGATGATTCCACTGTCAGTCTGACCGAGCATTCTCAGCTAACAATAGACGAATACATCTATGATCCTGACCCTTCTAAATCCAAGATGGCTCTTACTTTTGGGTTAGGAACAGCCCGATTTATTACAGGTAATCTTAATAGAATTGCCAAGCAAAACATAAGCCTTAGAACGCCCACGGCTAATATTGCAATACGGGGAACGGATTTCACTGCGACAGTAGATGAGCTTGGCAGGTCACTCATTATCCTGTTACCGGATGCGCTAGGGTTGTCTAGCGGTGAAATTGAGGTGGTCACAGCAATGGGCAGTGTTCTTTTGAATAAGCCTTATGAAGCGACTACGGTATCAGTATTTGAGTCTGCTCCGTCTGCTCCTGTCATCTTAGACCTAACACTAGAACTTATTGACAATATGCTCATTGTTTCGCCACCAAAAGAGAAAGTAGAGTTTATAGCGCAACAAACAGCACAGTCAGCCAACCTGCTGGATTTCAATGATTTAGACATTGATTACTTGGACGAGGATTTGCTGGAAGAAGAAAACTGGGAGTTTACCGAGCTAGATATTAATTATCTTGATGTAAATTTCTTAGAAGACATGCTAAATGTGTTAGACGCATTGCAAGTAGCAAAACAAGAAGATGCTCTGCAAGACGCAGGGGCGGTAAAAATTGTTGGTACAGCGTTTGGACAAGACAAAGATACTCAAATTACCACGTTTATGACTGGAGAAATATTAACTCTGCAAAGAAATGTAAGCGATTCAACCAGGGTAGACATAGATAAGTCAGGCAGTTATACCATCATTTTTACGCAAGACGGTGTATCCAGAGTAATAACCATCAACGGTGGAAGCAACAGTTCCATAAAGATCAGCCAGGGCAGCTAGTGAAAAGACTTATATTTATAATACTTGCGGTACTGGCTATCCCTCTGCTCATGCGGTCAATGCCGACTGAGGTACTAAAACTAAAGACATTTGACGCTTTTGTAGCACCGCAAGAACCTTCAGGAAACTTTACAGTTCTTAGCATCACTGAAGAAGATGTTGAAAGAGAGGGTGGATACCCTTTTCCACGCCAGCGTTTAGCCGAGATACATAACGAACTATTAGCGAAAGGAGCAACAGGCGTTGGGTGGGTCATTTCTTTCCCACAACCTGACAGGCTAGGCGGTGATGGAGATTTTGCAACTGCTTTGGGGCAGGGCGGTTCTGTCATAGCCATGTTTGAGGATGGGAAGGGTGTATTCCCCGCACCAACAGGCATTGTCCTCAGAGGTCAGGATATTGGTGGAATATTATCTTCAGGGGTAAAGCAAAATATTAGTCAGCTAACAGAAAACACGCTACAAGGGATTGCCGTAGCACCGACCGAATTAGACTTGCTTGTTAGGAGAATCCCCCTTCTCCTCAGAAGCCCTGACGGGTGGGTCGCTTCATTCGGTACGCAGGTGTTAAAATCCTTAACAGGTTCGAGCACTTACATCATTACTACTAATGAAAATGGCATACAAGAAATAGCCGTAAAAGGGATACCGCCTGTTAAAACGGATAGTCTAGGGAGAAAGTGGATTAGTTGGATTGTTCCACATGAAACATCATTGCAAGAAATGGATGTAGCTGGGCGGTTTGTTTTTGTGGGGGTAACGGCTTCGGGGGTAATGCCTCAAATCGCAACGCCAGTTGGACTTTTAGAGCCGCACTATATTCAAGCTGCGCTGGCTGAATCAATGCTGGTGCAAAACAGTCCCTATATCCCTGATTACTCCCTATCAGCAGAACTGGGTATTTTTCTAGTAACGGTGTCTTTGGTGTGGGTTTTATTAAACCTTTTGGGCGTAACGTGGGGATTAGTGTTAGCGGGAGCAATAACAGTTGCTACAGGTTATTTAGGGATGGGTTTGATACAAAAAGGGGTTTTGATCGATGTTACTTGGACGATTGTTTCACAGTTTTTAACGGCTTCTACGGCGTTTTATCTGAATTACCGGCAACAATTCAAGCTGAGACAGCAAATTAAGAAGCAGTTTGAGCATTATTTAGACCCTAGACAGGTAAAACTACTACAAAAAGACCCAAAATTGCTTAAATTAGGGGGAGAAACTCGGTATTGTACGTTTTTATTTACTGATTTACGCGGATTCACCTCAATGAGCGAAAAGTTAACGCCAGAGGAGGTTACGGAAATTATGAATGCCACCTTGACCGTTCAGGTTGAGGAAATACAGCGGGCAGGTGGTATGGTTGACAAGTTTATTGGAGATGCTTGCATGGGGATCTTTTCGGCACCCCTGGACTTGCCGGAACATGAAAATAAGGCGATTGAAGCCGCTGTACGAATACAGGAAAGGGTTAAGGCGTTAAATGGAACGATGGAGGCAGATATAGCAATCGGGGTTGGAGTACAGAGTGGGTGGGCAGTTATAGGCAACATGGGATCTTCCCAACGCTTCGATTACACAGCAATCGGCAACTGTGTTAACGAAGCCGCACGATATGAGTCAAGCACCAAGGAAGTAGGCGTAGATATTTTGATTGGACATGAAACCGCACAAAATTGTAGGTATTTGCTAAAAGAGCTTGAACCCATTAAAGTGAAAGGTAAAGAAAACGCCTTGAGGGTATATACATGGGGTTCAAATACTGTGTAAATTACTGTTTTAGCCGTGATTTATTTTTTCTTCGGCCCTCCCCTTGAAGTAGGTTTTTTAAAATATATTAGCAAGACAAGCGGGATAAAAAAGGCTAATATGTTATTTTTTATGCCAAAATTAGAGTAGGTACAGGCCATGGCTACATCCGGAAGCACAGATTTTGAACTAGACGTTGCCGAATATGTCGAAGAAGCCTTTGAACGGTGCGGACTTGAGGTTCGGACAGGTTATGACTTAAAATCCGCAAAGCGGTCCTTGAACCTTTTGCTGGCGGATTGGGCTAACCGTGGCCTTAACCAATGGACTATCAAGCAGCGTACCATTGCAATGGTTTCGGGAACAGGCGCATACGCTGTGGGCACCGACGTTATTGACGTTTTGTCCGTGGTGGTTAAGCGCGACAGTACCGATTATTCGTTAATGCGCTTGAGCAGAGACGGCTTTCTTACTATACCAAACAAGACTACCCAGGGTCGCGTTAATCAATTTTTCTTGGACAGGCAGGTCACCCCTAATCTGAAGTTATGGCCCGTCCCCGACAATAGCACCGACGTTGTTTATTATGACGCTTTAACGCGCATGGACGACGCGGATATATACACCAACACTATGGACCTACCTTTTAGGTTTTACCCCTGTTTAGCGGCGGGGTTAGCTTATTACATTGCGTTAAAACGCGCCCCAAACCGTGTTGAAATGTTAAAGGGCGTGTACGAAGAAGAGTTTGACCGGGCGGCCATAGAGGACAGGGACCGTTCATCCTTTAATGTTGTGCCCCGGTTGGATTACTACAGGTCAGGCTGATGGCTAAGTTTGCTTCTGGAAAAAAGGCGTGGGCAATCTCTGATAGGTCGGGTTTTCGTTACCCTTACCGATTAATGAAAAAGGAATGGAACGGGCTTTTGGTAGGTCCCGACGAGTTTGAGCCTAAACAGCCTCAATTAGGACCCTTCCGTAAGGTTTCGGACCCCGAAGCACTTCAAAACGCTCGTCCAGATAGGGTAGAGCCTTTGGATGTTTACGTTGGGTTGCCTTTGGTGGTTGCCCCTAACCTACAACCTATACAGTGCTTGGGTCAAGTTGGAACAGTAACGGTGACAACATGAGCTTTACTTACGATCAACTAAAACAAGCTGTTCGAGACTACACGGAGAACGACGAAACGTCTTTCGTTAACAATCTTCCTGTTTTTATACGTCAAGCAGAAGAAAGAATACTAAAAAACGTTCAATTAAGTCTTTTTCGTAAGAACGTAAGCGGTGCCATGACTGCGGATAACCGGTTTTTGGCAGCGCCCACCGATTTTTTAGCGCCTTATTCGTTAGCTTTTGTAGACGGCAGTAGTAACCACGTTTTCCTAGAGTTTAAAGACTCGGATTTTGTCCAGACGTTTAATCCTATCTCCGCTACTTCGGGGAGCCCACGGTTTTACGCCACTTTTGACGTTGATAACTTTATTTTGGGGCCAACCCCCGATAGTGCGTACAGCGTGGCACTTCATTATTTCTATCGTCCCGCTAGTTTGACTGCTGGTGCCGACGGTGGAACAACCTGGCTTAGTACAAACGCGGAGATAGCCATGCTGTATGGTTCTTTGCTGGAAGCGTGTACTTACATGAAGGGTGAACAAGATATGATGGCGTTGTATGAGAAACGGTTTTCCGAGGCGATTACTGGAATGAAAATGTTTGGTGAGGCTAAAGAAGTGACGGACGAATACCGCACGGGCCAAGTAATAAGGCCTAAACAATGAGCGGTTCCGCCTTAAACACAGGGGTTGTACCAGCCTTCAAAGTGGTGGCACACACTACCAGTGGAAGGGGGTTTACGCCGGAAGAGGTGGCGGAAAGATGCGCCGAGACGATAATTGATATTTCTGATGACGCAAACCCTGCCATTAGAGCACAGGCCCATGCTTTTAGAAGGCGGATACTAAAAACTTTGGAGTTTTATATTAGCGAAGCGGTTAAGTCTGATAGAACCACCGTATATAATGCTTTAATCGACGCAGGCCACCCCGAGCTTGCTAACCACATAAGGAGACTGTGACCATGGCGTTTACCGGAAACTTCATGTGCACCAGCTTTAAGAAAGAAATACTGCTTGGTGCACACGACTTCGACGCTTCTAGCGGCGATACTTTTAAAATTGCACTCTATACAAGCTCGGCCTCGATGACGGCGGCTACGACAGCTTACGCAACCACTAACGAAACAAGTGGGACTAATTATACGGCAGGTGGACAGGCTTTAACCTCGGTTGACCCAACCACCTCCGGGACCACCGCTCTGGCTGATTTTACAGACGAAACTTTTTCTAACGTGACGATCACCGCTCGCGGAGCATTAGTTTATAACTCAACGCCCAATACGACCTCTATTTCCTTAACAAACCCTGCTGTGGCTGTTTTGGACTTTGGTTCGGATAAATCAGCCTCGTCGGGGGATTTCACAGTAGTGTTTCCAACGGCTGATGCCAGTAACGCGATTATTCGGATAGCCTAATGGCTAACGTAACAGGAGTCTATGCCACAGGCAGTGTCGGACAAGTGCTTGTTTATGAAAGTATTGTGCCAGATCAAACTGCAAACTATAGTAGCATTACACCCAGTCAGTCACCATCGTGGTCAGCGGAAACGCCTAGCCAAGACGCTGATTGGTCCACCATAGCAACGTAAGGAACTAAAAATGCCTAGCACTTATACAGTCAACCTTGGTATTGAAAAACCGGCTACCGGCGAACAGTCCGGAACATGGGGCGACACCGTTAACGACAACTCTAATATTATAGACGAGGCGGTAAATGGGGTTGTTACAATAACGTTGACCTCCGCAGGTTCGTCAGGCTCCCCCAATGAACTAGCCATCACCAACGGTGCCTCTTCTACCGGTCGTAATAAGTGGATTGAATTTGCCGATGGCGGCGATTTAAGCGCCGCAGCGTATGTCCAGCTTGTTCCAAATGACGCTGAAAAAATATGTTTTATCCGGAACAGCCTTTCGGGGAGCCGATCTGTTTTTATTTTCCAAGGCACTTATAGCATCAGCAATGATCTTGAAATTGCTGCGGGCACCGATGTGCTTGTCAAATTTAACGGGGCGGGCACCGGCGCGACGGTAGTTAACGTTTACGCAAACTTAAAAGTTGATGCTTTGGTTGTCTCGGGTGCCGTTGATGCCGCCACCGTCGAGTTTGATTCTTTGTCCGGTACGGGATCGGTAGCTGTTACAAACATCCTTGACGAAGACAACCTGGCATCTAATAGTGCCACCGTTCTTGCCACGCAGCAGTCTATTAAGGCCTATGTAGACGCGCAGGTAGATACGGTTGACACTTTAGCTGAAACGCTTGCTATCGGTAACACCACCAGCGGCACAGATATAGAAACGACCACAACCGATAAGGTTCAGTTCCGTGACGCTGCTATCTACATTAATTCTAGCGCAGACGGGCAGCTTGATATTGTTGCTGACACTGAAGTACAGATTGCAACTACCACTGTCGATCTTAATGGCGCATTAGATGTATCTGGCACTGTGGTTGTTGCCGGAGCATTAACAGGCTCAAGCACACTTCAAGGCACGACAATAACAGCAACAACAGCATTTGTTCCTGATGCTGCCGATGGTGCTGCTCTTGGTACTACTTCTCTAGAGTTCTCAGATTTGTACTTGGCAGATGGTGCAGTGATAGGATTAGGCGCAGACCAAGATGTAACGCTGACGCACATTGCAGATACAGGAATACGATTAAATACTAATATGCAACTGCAATTTTACGATGCATCTCAGTTCATTAATGCGCCTTCCAGTACAGTGCTGGACATTAACGCTACTGATGAAGTTGAATTAAACGCCACTCTGGTGGACGTTAACGCTAACTTAGATGTGTCGGGAACTCTTACTCAAGGTGGCGCGTCACAATTTAACTCCACGATTATTGTAGGTGTTGATGACACCGGATATGACGTTAAATTATTTGGAGCAACCTCTGGAGCTTATATGCTTTGGGATGAAAGTGCTGATGATTTAAAATTAGTCGGGGCGGCGGGCTTGACCGTTGCCGGAGATATAGATATTGATGGTACTGCAAACCTAGACGTTGTAGATATCGATGGCGCTGTAAATATGGCGACTACTGCGCTGGTCACAGGCGTTCTAACCACAACAGCTACGCAAGTGGCGACTGGCGGGATCACAAGTGGTTCAAGTATTCTTTCAGACACAGACAGCACAGACAGTTTAGGATCTACGGCGGTTAGATGGCTGAAGGGTTGGTTCGACACCCTAACAGCAGGAACACTTACGATTGGTTCTGGTAGTGTCACAGATAGCTCTGGTGCTATTTCATTCGGTAATGAAAACCTGACTACTACAGGAATCGTCACCGCAGCGGGAACCTCAGTATTCACTAATTTAGATATATCAGGCGATATAGATGTTGATGGAACCACCAACCTAGATGTGGTGGACATCGATGGCGCAGTGAATATGGCGACTACTGCTCTCGTCACAGGTGTTCTAACTACAACCGCAACACAGGTAGCAACAGGCGGCATCACAAGTGGTTCAGATATTATTAGTGATACTGACAGCACAGATAGTCTAGGTTCTACGGGCGTTAGGTGGCTGAAAGGCTGGTTTGATACGTTGACCGCAGGAACACTTACGATTGGTTCGGGAAGTGTGACAGACAGCTCTGGCGCTATCAGTTTCAGT